CCTCTAGAGGGTTCTTGCCGGTGGCAGGCTTGCCCGAGAGCATCCGAGTGCCCTTTGCATATATCGGGGCGTAAACGAGGCCTTCAGGGAGCGCCTTGACGAACTGATCGAAGTTCATGTAAGATTGGAACGGAATGTAAAACAAACCCGATTTGCCCTCTAGCTGCGGGGCAAGTCGGGTGTTTTTTTATCCTACCGGAGGTTGACTGCCCGTCAATCGCGGATTACAGTATCAAGGCGTCTAAATGAGACGCGACACCTACCGAGACACACACCGTGAAAGTTTCCGACGACTTTTTGGCAGTACTTGAGCCAGAGACTGACAGTTCTTCTTCTGCGGACGGCTATCTGCGTCCGAACAAAATCGAGTCAGGCAAGCCTGCTGTTTTTGCTCTGCTCGAAGAAGATCCTCTGGAGTATTGGCTGGTCTGGGGCACCCCTAAAGAGGGTGGCAACAACAAGCCTTTCCGGTTCCTTGAAAAGCCCTCAGATGAGGACATTGAGTTGGAATTGGGGCGGGACTTCACCCGCGCGTTGAATTACGACAAGACCGCTGAAGACAAGGCATATAAGTGCCTGACCTGGGCGGTTTACAACTGGGAAGAAAAGCGCGTGCAAGTGCTTGAGGTCACTCAGATCTCAATCTCTCGCCAGTTTGTTAAATATGGCCTGCACAAGACCTACAGCAAGAACCTTCTCGACTGGGATTTCCAGATGGAGAAAGGCAATGTTGGCGGTAAGACCAAGTATGACCTGATGGTGATTCCTCGTGATGAGGATGAGCACGATGACATTCAGATGGCCAAGGATTGGAAGGCTGCTCAAAAGGCAGGCTTTGACCTGAATCGTCTGATTACTGGTGGCGATCCTTTCAAGGAAGCTTGAGGACAGTGGGCATCAATTTTCGACTGATTGTGTAAGTCCCACTGTTCCACCACCACCAAGAGCCACCATGAGCCAAGTGACGAAGCGCAAAGGACTCGCCAGGGTTCTGCGAATTGTTGGTCACAAGGAAATGCTTGTTGTTGAGGTCATACAAGACCCCACCGGCGAATGTGTTTCTCAAGAGACTCTTTGTTTTCTCAATAAAACCAAGCAACTTTGGATGCTTGATGAGCTTGAGGAAGGCAATGAGATTGGCATTGAGTTGCCATTAAAGCCTGGGCGAGGCTTTGATCCAGTTACCTGGGCTTTGCCAAACCATGATCAACCTGAGTATCTACGACAGCTCACTCCTTCCATGGATGAAAAGGTCGTAGCTGTATCTAGCGACAACTTGACCACTACAGGTGAGGCTAAGTTTTCATTTGGAACGGCCAAGTTCAAAGGCGAAGAAGCTGAGTGGCTAGAGCAGTTCTGTGACAGCTACAAGAACAAGGGTGATGCTTTTGAAGATCTCTTCAGAGCAGCATTGCCATTATTCAAGCTGTTGCAACGGTGAATGTGAGTCGGGGGCCTTGCGCCCCCTCTCTTTGCATGTAAATTAGTCTCGGGGAGATGCGTCTATGGAACCGCCCAAGACAGTTACGACATTCATGGAAGACGGTTGTGTCTCAGTGACTGTCGGTCATTTGACTGGTGTGGTTTCTAGCGCTCATCTTGTGGAGCCCAAAGAAAATCAGCTCCGTCAAAGGTGGCTGGAAGAAAACGCCATTCATGACGACTGATACACAAGACGCCTTAGCTTCACTGCGCCGATGGCAGTTGGAGCAAGACAACTCAGGCAGATTCCGTGTTTACAGGGATCAACATGGGCAGATTTATCACTCTGTCACCCATATTCTGAAGAACACAGCCCCTCAATCACAGAAGGATGCTCTGGAACGCTGGTCACAACGTGCTGGCAGTGGTTTGGAGCGTGACATTGCTTGTGACCGTGGGACCATTGCTCATGAGCATTGCGAGTATGTACTCAAGACCGCAGCCAAGCTGGCTCGACAGAGCGCTAACAAGAAGGGTTCATGGAAGGTCTGGGATGATGGATTGGCTCGCCCTCCAAAGGCAGTTACCAGCTGGGCACTCAAGAAAGCGAAGGAGGGTTCGCCAAAGGTTGCATGGCCAGCCCGTGAGTACGCCAGAGGTTTATCCGACTGGTTGGTGAGCGGAAGCGTAACGGCCATTCATGCCAGCGAGTTCAGTGTCAGCAGCGATGAAGGTTTTGCTGGAACGGCGGATGCGTTGATCGACACGCCACTGGGTTTAACGATTTGCGACTTCAAGACAACAAGTCGAGAGACTGATAAGCCAGAGGCATGGTTGAAGGATCACCAGGATCAACTTGGCGCTTACAGTCTTGGTTTGCGTGAGAGAGCGGGCATTCGGGTTAACGCTGGAGCGGTGGTGATTGCGAAGCCAAACGGTAGTGTCCAGCTGCGGATGCTGAGCGAGCTGGAGATGAGGGGATGCGAAGCTCGATGGACAGAGCGGAACAACTTGTATAAGGAGATGTTGTTGAGCGGAGAGGTTATGTAGTGGAGGAAGCGTTATTTTCTAGCTTTAGAAGCAAATTTTGCTTGATCAAGGTTTTTGCATCTGCCATTTTTTAAGACAGTTTTTTCTTTTTCGATCTGTGCATTTACTGATGCCCGAAGTTCTTTTTGTTCTTCAATTATGCGGTCATAGAACTGAGAAACACTCCAGGCTATGCCAAAGACGATTGAATCAAGATCACCTTTACGGTGTCTATCAATGATGTCAACAGAGTAATCAATAAGCTTTAGCCGTCTATGCAAGCTACTTCTTACCCTATTCAACTTATCAACACAATCTTCAATCGAGTATTTTGGAACGGACTTAACGGTATAGTCCCAAGTGCCATTATCTCTTTTATATTTACGAACAATGCCAACAGAGCTTACTCTTTTGTAAGCGTTTTTGTTATCGGTGGTCATATTTTTAAAGTCTTGATCATCGGGTGATAGCCAGATGTGATCAAACTTTGCACCACCTGGGGTTTTAGCCATGTCTTGCATGGAGCTGTCCATGTCCCAGGGGATGATGTAGACATTTTTGAGGCAAAGCCAAGTTCCTTCAAAACGTGTGGAGACATACCAGCCGTTAAAGGATACGATTTGATTTTGCCATTTGGCTAAGGCAGCTCTCATGGAAGAAGCGTTGGATGAGATTTACAAGGGGCGTTGCAATGTTGCCGTCAAGGCGAAAGAGATAGGCGTCTCAACAGAAGAGCTGAAACGCCTGTTTCGTGTTTATGCGATGCAGCGTCCTATGGACGATGACGTTTGGCGCGGAGACGTGGAGCTAGGCTGGCCCTGGACTTAGGTCTCAAAGTATTTATCGAGAAACTTGCGCTGATTCTTAATAATTTCTAAACAAGATGTACTTACCTCTATATAAAACTTAAGCGTATTAGCCATATATTTAATATACTTACCATCAACTTTGACGATGTCATCGTCTTTTACTTTTTGCCATTTTTCATTTATTTCAATGGCTTGATCTAAATGCATTTGCGTTGCTGCTATTTGAAAGGCAAGTCTGTCAGCCTGGTCAAAAAGATCTTGAGGAGAATTCGGGGTGGAGTCAGGCATTGGTGTTTTGGGGTTCAGGTGAAACGCACTCTTCCATGGCTCTACGTTCGTAGTACCGCTTCAAGCGCAGGCAGTCATTGGCGCGGACAAAGTTGCCCTGCTCTTCGAAAATGAATGCTCTAGCTGCCTCATAGCGGATGGCCTTAGGCAGTAGATCTGTTGGAACGCGAGAGCCTTCTGGGGAGTATTTGTTGCCATTGAGAATACTGCTCATCAGTATTGGGGCGTTGGATCAAAGTTCAATTCGTTCTCAAGCTGTGGGATGATTTCATCTTCCAGAAGAGACCGCATTGAATGGGTCAAGTGCTCATCCATTTGATGGCGCTCGTTCTCACGATTGATAACACCTTTAAGGATGTCAAGTGCGCGTTGAATCTTGTCGCACTCGTATTCTTGAACTGGTTTGTAGTGGTACGGCATCACCATTCGACTTCGTTGATGAGTTGGTTGAGGGTTTTAAGGGATTGGAGACTGGAGAGTTGGCGTTGACCGTCGCTGAGACCCTTCTGCAAGGCCTCAGGATCAGCGGTACGAACAACTTGCTCCATCTCTTGCTGAACGAGCTTGAAGCAGAACTCAATGCGCTCTGCGGGGTTATACCCCAGGTGGTTTGACGCTCTGGATTTCTGCCCACCGAGGATGAGGCAGAGCAGTTGATTGATGGAGCGGTTGCAGTCTTGGCGGGTGATCATTTGAGGTTGCGGTTACGTTCAGCGGCGTCAGGGATCGAGTCCAGGTAATCCTGGAACTCGGCCTGCCGTTCTCGTTCTTCAATCTCTTCATCAGAGAGAGGCGGCCAGGGATCTTTGTACTCACAGGGGAGCAGATCATCAATGTCGTCGTAGCGGATGGTCATTTGGACGCCTCCTTGTTGTTGGATTGGAGCGCTTCCCATTTGGGTTTGAGATCGTCATACTGCTTGCCGATCTCGTCAACTACTTTGTCAAACTCCTGTTTAGTGGAGCGTGCGTTTTTGTTGAGTTCAACGGCTCCTTGTGCAGCTTCAAGCGCAAGCTGCCTCAGGATGACAACAACCTCCATTTGATGATCAACGAACAGCTCCGGGTGAATGCCGTAAATCTTGCGCATGGAATCGTCATCAGTCTCAGAGGTGCATTGGAATTCGTCTCTGGCTTCTTCGATGCGATCAGCTGAAGCGTAGAAAGCAAAGGATTTACGCATTGCTCGATCACTGAAGTGCTCATCCTCCTGGAACTGCTTACGCAGCTCATCGCGTTGCTTTTCAAGCTTCTGGCGTTCGGGTTGTTCTTGAAGCCAGTTGTAGTAGTCAAGTGCCATTGGTTTGATGATGATTGGAGCGGTGTGAGACAAACGTCTCAGAACTTTTGAGACAGGCCACCCATACGGGCGAGCCTTTCGTATTCACGGACAAGACGGGCATAGTCTTGAACGTTGCCGTCTTCGTAAGCGTCGATCAGCATCTGACGAGTCATCCTCATCAAAGCGTCACGATCTTCCAGGCTGATCATTGGAACGGGATCTGCTTCGATCGTTAGATCTTCGCTGTCGCGTTGTAGATCTGCTGTGTCGATGTCGCGGTAGGCGGTTGCTCGACTCAGGCTGTACTTGCGTTGAAGCGTTGCCGAGATGTCGGCTTTACGGAAACCAAGGTCTAGGAGACGTTTGGCGTGCTGCTGGTGGACTTTCTGCTGTTCATTGGAGCGTTTCATAGGATGATGTTGATGGAGCGGAGCGGGCTTGGCCTTGACTCCACTTGTAGAATCTTACAAGATCAATCCATTCAAGGCAACGAACCCATTCATGACTCAGCCAACTAAAACCATTCATTTCTGTGCCGACGAGTGGATGCTCCTGCTTGAAGCGCTTCACTGTTACAAGGACACCAACGACGGTCGAAAGGTTGCCGGTCGCCTTAACTGGGTTCGAGCCAAGCTGGAAGACTGTCGCGCTGAGGAATGCTTAATCCGGCTCAGCGCATAAGAAAAAACCCGGCGGTTAGGCCGGGTCGCTGATTGGTGCGCTATTGGCGATGAAGTAGTAATGATCATGATCGAAACCGCAAGCGATTAAGGTCATGGTCTGCTCGTAAGGCCACTGCTTGCAAAGCGCAAGCGCTGCGGCCTTGGCATTCTCCAAGCCGTCTAGGTCGTGGTCCCAATCAAGGGTCACACGCCAGGTTTGCTCACTGTCTCGCTTGTGAACTGCTGAGATCCGGGCGTCTCGATAAGTGGTTGGTGCGTGGTGTTTGGTGCGGATCAATGGTCCCTGTAAAAGTTGCATTGATTCATTCCGCGTCGTAACCGTCGAACCATTCACCAGCCTTTCGGGTGTCAGGATCTTTGCAGTGAGCCTGGGCCTCTTCAAGAGTCAAACCGCGCTTGATAACGCGGTTGCCCTTGTCTAGGTGTGGAGCGTAAAACCGGACGATCTTGTAAGTCATTGGTTTGTTGAATAAAAAAGCGCCCGGATTACTCCGGGACGCCACGATAGTCGATGTAAGCATGGGGAAAACGCTCGGACATTTCGTCCAGCTTTTCATCAGCTTCTGCTTTTGTTGGGACGGTGGCTAAGACCTTGCGGCCTGAGATCTCATCCCAACTCCACATAAACACTTCAAAAGGCATTAGTGACTGTCTCCAGCTTGTGAGAATAATTGGGGCGGATCCTGGCAGCGTAGAAAAGAAGCCTTTCGGCTTCCTTCCTGCTACGTGGTGACCCATAAGTGACCCAACCGAGGCCCCCAGATTGTGGGATCCCTCGCCAGACTTGAACTAGATAAGCCATCAGCGGATCACCCGGTTGTAGACCTGGGTGCCGCTGTGGCTGAAACTGGAGCGCTCAGCGCCCGGTGGTTGATAGAAGAACAACCAAGCGGACGCTGCGGCTGTGATCGCGATGATGGAGCGCGTGGCGAAAGTTTCAAGTGTCATCACTTGGCCTCCGCTGCAATCTCTGCATCACGCTCAAGCCTGCGCTGTTCACGCTCTCTGATGTCCTTTGTCATCAGCTCGATCAGCTCCTCCTGAGTGGATTGGCTGAGGGAGTGAACTACAAAGTTCTTCAGAGCATCACGGAACGCCGTGTAAGGAAAATCAATCTCTACTGTGTCGCCGCTCTCATCGATGACTCGAATGGAACTGCTCCACAGTTCGATTGAACCCTTGCGCACTTCGTACTTGGTGCTGTGTTTCGTGTCCATTAGTTGGATTCGTAGGGTTGGCTTGGTCCCTTACTGAGAGCGCCTCTGTGAGGAGGTGAGTCCGCCTCGCCCGTTGCCAGCACTGCGAGGAGTTACCCAGGCAGGCTGCGATTGGAGCGGATTCGCTCTCAGGTGGACCTATTCGGTTGTCCAGGTGCGGTGCGGGACTGCTTCCCCGCCTGTCTAACTATTGTACCACAGGAATGGTGATAGTTACCAGCGCTGGCTGAGTGAGAAGAACTCTCTCCCCCTTCGCTGTTACCAATAGTCTATCACAGAACAGGGGGGATATGGGGCACAGGGGGGTAGTGTTGCTGTTATTGTAATACTTTGTAACAGGCGGGGAACCTAAACATATATCTGAGTAACAGCATTCGTGTAATAAAAAAGCCCCCTAGGGTGGGGGCAGGGGTCTGAAGTTGTGAGCGTGGGGATCAGTCGCCCTTATCTTCAATGGAGATTTTTAGTTCAGGTGCCTGAATGTTGACTGTTTCAACGGATTCACCGATGACACGTCCGATGGAGTCAAGCACTTGGCTTGCGGTTTGCAGCTGCCCCTTCTTTAAAGCCTGATTAAAGAGCTTGGTACGCATGTGCTGCAGTCGCGCCAGCATGTTTTCGCGGTCAGCTTTCCAGTCTTCATCGACGATCTTTTTGACATCTGCCCAATCGCGCCAAGCGGTCTGAATTGAGACCTGTTCTTTTTCAGCGTGATCGTAGACAAGAGCTGTTGACGACAGTCCTTCGAGCTGACGTTTATAGAGCCGTCGAACGCGGGCTTGCTTAGCTTCTGTCAGTTCGGGCTGCATTACTGTCTCGACCCTGTTTCTTTGGATAATAACTTGCTGCGCTGCGTTGTGGAACGGTCTGACGGGGGGTAGGGGTTGAAAACCTGTGTAATGTAATAGGCATGAGCACAAAAACAGAACCCATCAACCTGCGATGGGCTCAAGGTCAGGTTTATTCGAGCGAAAAGCGCTTTCGCGTCCTGGTTGCAGGCCGTCGATTCGGCAAATCGTACCTTTCATGCGTTGAGCTATTACGTGGAGCGATCAATCGTCCAGGCGAAACCTTCTTTTATTGCGCCCCGACCTATCGGATGGCCAAAGATATTGCGTGGAGAGCGTTAAAAAAGCTGGTTCCGAAGGTTTGGATCAAGACTAAGAACGAAACGGACCTACGAATCGAGCTAATCAACGGTTCAACGATCGAATTAAAGGGTACTGAGAACGCAATGGCGCTCAGAGGCCGAAGTTTGTCGGGCGTAGTGCTTGATGAGGCGGCATTTATGGATTCAGAGGTCTGGTTTGAGGTGATTCGACCTGCTTTAGCGGATAAGGAGGGTTGGGCGTTGTTTATTTCGACGCCAGACGGTACAGCTAGCTGGTTTTACGACTTGTGGTGCTATGTCCCAGACGACGAAACAAACGAATGGCAACGATGGAGCTACACAACGATTGAAGGCGGAAACGTCAGCAAGCATGAGGTCGAAGCAGCCCGCGCTCAACTTGATTCGCGCACGTTCCGCCAGGAATTCGAAGCGTCCTTCGAGAACCTGACTGGCCTAGTAGCCATCAGCTTTTCGGACGACAACATTTCAACGGACGCCAAAGATATTTCGATTCAGCCGCTGCTGTTGGGCGTTGACTTCAACGTGGATCCCATGTCTGGCATTTGTGCCGTCAAGGATCAGGACACGTTGTACGTGTTTGACGAGATCATGCTGACTGGCGGGGCCACTACTTGGGATTTTGCGGAAGAAGTTACCCGTAGGTATGGAGTGGATCGCAGAGTTATCGCGTGTCCTGACCCAACAGGCGGTGCAAGAAAAACAAGTGGTGTCGGAGTAACGGACCACGCAATCCTCAGGCGCAGTGGTTTTACGGTTCAAAGCCCCAGATCACCGTGGAAGATCCGAGACAAGATCACAGCGGTCAACACTGGCCTAATGGATGCTTCTGGAGCGCGCAGAGTCAAAATCCATCCACGGTGCAAGGAGCTGATCAAGTCATTGCGGACGCTGACTTACGCCCCTGGCACTGGTTTGCCCAACAAAAACTTAGGAGTGGACCACGCCTTTGATGCTTTCGGGTATCTTGTGCTGCAGCAGTTCAACTTGGCCAAG